GCTATGACCCGGTACGCCCGGACAGCTATGACTGGAGCGCAAAATGCTGGGCGTTTACAGGCAATGAGAGAAAGCAACAAGCAAGGGATTGTGTGCTTGAAGCTCTGGATTGCTGTTGCTGATGACCGAACCCGTGATGCTCACCTTGAACTGGATGGGCATACAGCTCCGGTTGATACGCCTTTCAGTAGCACACTCGGGCCTATCATGTTTCCCGGTGACCCAAATGCGGCTGATGAAAATGTCTGGAATTGTCGTTGTGCTCTAGGTTATGAATATCCAAGCAATGCGGAATCTGCATCCGGGTATGATGAGGAATACGATGGAGAAGAAGATGAATTTGAAGAATGGTTAGCTAATGCGGCGTAAAAAGGGAGGGGCAAATGGCGAGCGAAGGAAAATGGACATTTAAGCTGGTGTCGAATGTCAATACGGTCTTGCGGATGACGGAAGCGGCGAAAGCGGCGGCTCTGGAAAAGATGGGCGGGACTGCGGAAACGTATGCAAAGAAGGAATGCCCTGTTGATACTGGGCGGCTCAAAGGCAGTATCACGCACCAGAAACAGGACAAAGATACTATGTTCGTTGGTACGAACGTGGAATATGCACCGTTTGTCGAGCTTGGGCACGATCAGGAAGTTGGTCGATATGTTCCGGCAATAGGTAAAAGGCTTGTCGCAAGCCATGTCAACGGCAAGCCGTTTATTCGCCCTGCCATCGAAGGCCACACTGGTGAGTATAAGAAAATCGTTGAAAACGAGATGCACAACGCATAATTTTTGACACTTTTTTCCTTCCCAATCTGTTAGCAATCATAGACAATGGATATTGAAGGGCGAAGCACAGCCCGAATATCAATCTCCGTAGGTGCGAAGCACAGCACCCGAAGTAAAGGGAGGAACAGCAAAATGGCATTTACCCGGTCTTTTCTCAAGGCGACAGGACTGTCGGACGAACAGATTTCGGCTGTCATGGAAGAACACGTAGCAGTCACGAACGGATTGAAGCAGGAGCGTGACAACTACAAGGCAGATGCGGAAAAACTGCCCGACTTGCAGAAGAAGTTGCAGGATACCGAAGCCAATGAGAATTACAAGAAGAAGTATGAGGACGAGCATACTGCGTTCGAAAACTTCAAGACCAAAACGGCAGAGGATGCCAAAGCTGCTGAAGTACGGGCGGCTTACCGTAAACTGCTGGTCGAAGAAAAGATCGGCGAAAACAAGCTGGACAAGATTATCAAGGTTACGGACTTCTCCGGCATGAAGCTGGACAAGGACGGAAAGCTCGAAGGCGAGTCCGACTTGCGTAAATCCATCGGTGAGGAATGGGGAGAGTTCCGCACTACTGTTTCCACCAAAGGGGCGAAAGTATCCACCCCTCCTGCTGGCGGCGCAACCAAGCTCACGAAAGAGGATATTCTCAAGATTGAGGATACCGCCGAACGGCAGAAAGCTATTGCGGAAAATCTTGAATTGTTTCAGAAAGGATGAGGTGAAATAAATGCCCGCCACGAATGTTGAAACCCTTTCCAATCCCCGTGACAGTCTGCCGAATGTTTATACCAACATTACGGCTCGGGAGATTGATTTTGTAACCCGGTTCAATAAGAACTGGGATGCCCTGCGGAAGATTCTGGGCATCATGCGTCCTATCCGTAAGACTCCGGGCACACAGCTCGTCACCTACAATGCGTCCATCGTTCTGGAAAGCGGCAATGTTGGCCCCGGCAACGTTATCCCGTATAGCAAGACCACCGTGTCCAAGGCTGGCATGGCTGACCTTGATCTGGAAAAGTATGCCAAGGCTGTTCCGATCGAGGACGTGAACAGGTATGGTGCTCAGATTGCTATCGAGAAAACCGACGATGCGTTCCTGAACGAACTTCAGATGACCGTGCTGACTCGGTTCTTCAATTTCCTCAAGACTGGGACTCTGGTCGATGCTTATACCACTTTCCAGATGGCTCTGTCCATGGCTCGTGGTAAGGTGCTGGACAAGTTCGCCAAGATGCGGCGCACTGTGACCAATGTTGTAGGCTTCTGCAATGTTCTGGATGCCTACGCCTACATTGGTGCGGCTGACATCACCGTTCAGACCGCTTTCGGCATGACCTATATCGAGAATTTCCTCGGATATAGCACGCTGTTCCTGCTGTCTGACCCCGATATTCCCCGTGGCATGGTTATTGCTCTGCCTGTGGAGAATATCGACCTGTACTATGTCGATCCCGGCGATAGCGAGTTTGCTCGGCTGGGGCTGAACTACACCGTGCAGGGCGAAACCAACCTGATCGGTTTCCATGCTAACGGCAATTATTCCACCGCTGTTGGCGAGAGCTTCGCCCTGATGGGTATGGCTCTGTGGGCTGAGTATCTGGACGGCATCGCTATCGTTTATCTTGGCACTCAGACCAAAGTGACCAATGCTGAAACGATCACCGCCGATTCCGTTGATACCAAGCTGTACAAGACCGCTCATTCTCCGGTCATTAGCGTGCAGGAACTCAAAGATGGTAGCACCGCCCTTGTTGAAGGAACGGATTACACCGTTGAGAAGAACGGAGTCAGGCTGAAGAACACTCCGTCCGGCACGGTAACGATCAAGTATACCTACGTGGCTCAGGCTTGATAGGAGGGCTTTATGTACAAGGTAATCAACGCATTCACTGACTTGCAGGACGATTGCGCCGTATATCATACTGGCGATATTTACCCTCGCAAAGGGGCAAGCGTGAGTGATGAGCGCATTGCAGAACTTTCGTCTTCCGCAAATAAGCTGGGTTTTCCCTTGATTGCCGAAGTGCATAAGTTCGATCCTGACGGGGAACCTGCCACTGAGAGCCACGAGAAGCCTGTTTCTCAAGCTTCCGACTCTCAGGGTAGTGTTACCCCATCCAAGCCCAGACAAGCGGCGAGAAGCCGTAAAAAACCCGAAACAAAGGGCACTAAATAAATCCGAAAGGAGGGAGGAAAATGCTCCAGAAAGTGCTGGAATATGTCCACAATATGTTCATTACGAAGCCGAACCCCGGAACGTATACCATCCAAGACGGGGCTATTTCTCCCTCCGTTGCTCTGAAAGAGGGGCAACGGATTTGGATTGTAGGAAGCGACCTCAATGACGGCGTATACACCTACCACGAATCCGGCATACAGAACGATGATGACACGGGAGAGGCGGGGCTTCGGGACGAGGTGTTTGCAGGAAGCATCTGTGCGCTGTCGGTACCTCCTACGATGATCGCACTTGCCGAAGAGATTAGCCAGTGGGTGGACAAATACGGAGACAGCGTGAAAAGTCCGTATTCGAGCGAAAGTGTCATCGGCGTGTACAGCTATGAGAAGATGACTGCCAGCAAGGTGGGCGGCGGCAATCCTTACATTAGCTGGCAAGACGTTTTTAAGAACGACCTTGACAGATGGAGGAGGTTGAGCCTTTGAACTTGATCGAATCCATGATGGAGGATTGCGTTTTCCTGAACAAAGTCAAAGTAGACGATCCGGTAGGTGGCTACAAAGACGATTATCAGAGCGGCATTACCTTCAAGGCGGCTGTTATCAAGACGAACACCACCGAGACACAGATTGCCGAAAAGAGTGGGATGTCAGAAATTTTCAACATCGTGACTGACAAGTCTATGGTGCTAGAGTTTCATGACGTAATCCGGCGAGTGTCTGACGGCGAAATCTTTCGGGTTACGAGTCGCGCTGTTGATAGCCAAGCTCCTGCGGCAAGCACTGTGCAGATTGCAAAGGTTACGGCAGAAAGGTGGGTGCTTCCGACATGATGAAGGTAGCCGCCGCCCTAAAAACGTTTGCCAGTAGCTTCGGACTTCCGGCTTATGCTAACGGCTCAGTTCCTGATCCGGTGGGACTTCCGTATATCACATTTCCTGTCGTTGAACCTGAGTGGAACCAGAAAGCAAGTTTTTATTTGCAAGTATGGCACAGGACAACGAGCAACACGGATTTGCTGACCAAAGCGGATGAAATCTGCGGCGAGATTGGAACGGGGCTGATTATCAGCTTTGATGGCGGCTATCTTGTCATCTGGCCTGAGTCTCCTCTGGTACAACTCATGGTTGATGGTGACTTCCGAAGTGCTTACATCAACCTATCAATTAACGCTTATCACGTTCCGGGCATCTAGTCCGGAGAAAGGAGTATTCCTATGGGTGCACCCGGTTTGACTTCTCCGATTCGCTCTGAAGCTTTCCAGAATCTCCAGCTCAACGCTGGTTGCTTTCTCGTTGACTTCGCTCACGATTCGATTACTGATGCGACCGCCTTAAAAACGGCGATCAAAGCGGCA